GAAATATATGAATTTTCTATGGCTAATAGCAAGACGGTTTATGATATTGTAGTCAAGCAGTGAAACACTTTATAAAATATCTATTGGTATGGATAAGCCAAAACTTGTCCATACCATTTTGGATGGTGGGTCATATACACCTTTCACTAAATGTGTATGAGGACATTCATGAGATACTTATGTCACTGGGAATGAACATTATAGTTGCAATTGGATTTATTATTGATTATAGAGATTCAAGAAAAAGTAGTAATTTAGAAAAAAATTAAAAGCATGCCAGATATAACTAAATGTCATGGATTTGAATGTCCTGTAAAAGAAAAGTGTAAAAGATTTACTGCAAAGCCTGATGAACATTGGCAAGCATACTTTCTAGAACCACCATATGAAAAAACTGATACAAGTTTTAAATGTGATATGTACTGGGGAGATAATTCTGAAGCTATATGGAAACAGCTTAATGATATTATGGGTATATCTCTACCAGAGTAATGTCAACTTTCAGGATTAAAAAACTTGACAAATTTTAAATCTATAAGCTAATGAAAGCAACACTTGAATTTAACCTACCTGAAGACCAGCATGAATTTGATTTGGCTGTACAGAGTGGTAATATGTATTCAGCTCTATGGGATATATCTCAGGAGCTAAGAACATTATGGAAGTATGAAGAGCTTAGTGAAGAAGAGTGGAAGATGGTAGAAAGAATTAGAGATAAGTTTTATGAGATACTGGATGAGAATCAGATTAAATTAGATAAGTAACTAAATAAACCAACACATATGATTATTTTAAGAAAAGGAGAGGAAAGGAAAGGACACAGAGTATTAATTGTAAAAGAGAGTGAACAAGCAGTTACCAAATTTGCTATTCAGCAAAAGAGCAAGTTTTTATACTTTTTTACTAAATGGACATTTGTTAGAGATCAGGCTGGAAATGTAAAACTGTTTGATTCTAACAAGAACGCATCTGCTTATATCAACTTTAGAAAAAGGTGATAGAAAAAGTCAAGCGTAAAACATTTAAAATTAGACCAAGCTTAAGGAGCACTGATTTCATTGCTCCTTCTTTTGGTTTTGGCTGTTTGTATAATTGTAGTTATTGCTACATGAAGAGACACAAGCCAGAAGGATTATCTATAGCTACAAACACTATGGATATCCTGACAGAGATTAATTCACATGTTTGGTTTGCTGATGTACAGAAACCTAATCAAACACATCCAGATTATATTACCTATGATATCTCATGTAATGAAGATTTTGCTTTACATGCTAAGTACCATGATTGGGAAACAATTTTCAAATTCTTCAGGGATCATCCACTTGCTATGGGTTCATTTGCTACTAAGCATGTAAACTATGATTTACTAGCGTTCAATCCAGAGGGCAAGATTAGAATAAGATTTAGTCTAATGCCTGAAAAATGGAGAAAAATATTAGAACCTAATACTAGTACTGTTGATGAAAGGCTTAGAGCTATACCCAATTTTCTCAATGCTGGTTATGAAGTCCATCTTAATTTTAGTCCCGTAATTGTTCATGATGACTGGTTAACAGAATATGAATTATTATTTGATATAGTAAATAGATTTTGTGATTATTATAATTGGTCACAAGAGTCTGTTAAAGCTGAAGTAATATTTCTTACACATAATAAAGATAAACATGAGTATAATGAAAAGAATAAGATCATGGGTGAAGAGTTACTCTGGAGACCGGACATACAGGAAAGGAAGACTTCCCAGTATGGAGGAGAAAACATTAGGTATGCACAGGGATGTAAATCACATTACATTAAACAATTTACAGAGTTACATGATGCCATTATTCCATGGAACACTATTAGATATATATTTTAGAATGGAAACACAGGAGATTAAAAAATTAGTTGCAGCAATTGCTGAGGAGCACTATAGTATTACAGATGGTATAGATGGTAATCTGAACTATCTATGGTACATGTACCATAAGGGAACTAAAAAGGATGAATTCCGGCCCTTTGTATATATGGCTGAGTTAATGTTGTTAAAGAAATATAATTATATCACAACAACAGAATTACAGAATGTAATGGGAATGATGAAGTCAGAGGATAAAGATAATCTTCACATAGCAACACTAACTATTAAGAATCTAAGAGAGTTAAGAATCAAAGAACATGGAATTTATTCAAAGGATAATGAAGCATATAATGAGTTGGGTTATACATATGCTTTTGATGTATTGAATCATACTGTGTTCTTACAAACAATGGCAGAAAAATGACAGAACAAGAATTAATTGACTTAGGCTTTGATAAAGTAGAAGTCTTAGATGATGAAAGCCAAAATGGTTATGACTACTATTATTATGTACTAGATTTATTGCCAGGACTTAGTTTAATATCATCTGGTAATGATCAGAGTGAAGATGGTTGGTGTGTATATAACTTTGATTGGATAAATGGAGATAAGCTAACAAAAGCTTCTATTCTTCATCTGAAAGAGGTTGCTGTTGCCCAGGGTTATCTAGGTCAACATCCCCACTAAGTTTTGTAAGTTGTGCTTTCTCTGCAAGTATGTTAAACATAATCATTGCAGCAGCAGACTTATAACAATCATCTATTTCAGATTGTAAAAGATCCATAGGGACAGGAGTAGTTAATACTTCTCCTGTTCTAAGGTGAATTTTAGTCCCAGCATCTGGGTTCATTGCATTAACAAATGATGTTCTAGTAATATGTGTTATATTGAGATGCTCAATATACTCACCATCTTTGTCTTTAAATACAATTGGTAAGAACATTAAATGATGGTATTATTTTCTATTTTGTAATTATTTACGGATACTAAGTTATCAGTTTTTGTTAGAATAGCAAAGCCGTGATTCCATTCATTTATTTCCATGTAGTCTGGAGCTAGGTCACAAAGACATCCAAGACTATATGCTCTTATGGTTGATGAGTCAGCAGTACCATAAACTCTTTGTGAGCTTTGAGAGCTCTTATGAAAGTGATTAATAATACAATTTGTTTTAAGTCTTAGTAATGCAGTTCTGGCAGGTACAACACCACCAGCCCCAGGAATTTTATCACCATGTTCTATAAGGAAGTCTCCAAAGATAACTTTAGTTCTAAATGGGATATATTCTATTTTATATTCTGCGACATGTAAGATTACATCTAGTCTAAATTCATCCATGTCAAGTAACTCAGATGCTTTTATTTTTAGGTATCTTTCAAATCTATTTTCATGGTTGCCTGGTATGAAATAGATAGGAATATCTGGGAATCTTGACCGCATGTACATTAGAAACTCTTTGCCAGATTCTATTTCATCTTTAAAATGGACTCTTCTTGGATCCTTTTCATGAAAAGAAAGCTGATAGAAGTCAAGTAAGTCACCATTGATTAGGATGCTATCTACTTTTTCTGCTTCCATTTTATCACATGCAGTTTCTATTGCATCTTCATCATGATATGGAATGTGAATGTCACCAATTACACCTAACTTCTTACAGCCAGTAGGAAATATAAATGTTCCCCTTTTTTGTGTAAGAGAAGATGGTAGTGATACAAAATTATTCATAACTTTGGTTTTAAGTTCTTGTTGAAATTCTTTGGTTCTTAATGCTTTTCTATTATTACTTCCCATTTGACCTCTGTAGTATCTTACTCTGACATAAACTTGTTCAAGATTAGTAAAGAATCCTGCATTTTCATCATAGATTTTACGGGATATAGTTTTACTAGGAGAATTGGGAAATTTTTCAAGATATTCTAAGATAATTTTAGTATTCTCTTTAAAGCTGTTTTTTAGATTTTTACTCATGAGTACATAATAATATAATAAAAATATACGATATGTTTAGTTTCAAACTTATTAAAAAGAACGGTAAGTTAGTGTATATTAATGAAAGGACAAAGATAACTTATCAATTATTTCTTGATAAGTTAGCTGAGGGACAAGAAATTGAAGTCTTTATGGGACTATCTTCTAGTAATGGTAGTCTAGCTCAACTGGCTAAAATTCATGCGTGTATAAGAGAACTTGCAAATGAAGCTGGATATACATTTGATGAGATGAAAGTAATAGTAAAAAAGCATGCAGGTCTATGCATGGATGATGAGAACTGCAAGTCATTTAAAGACTGTAGTAAGGAAGAATTAGCAATGGCAATACAATCTGCTATAGAGATTGGTGCAGATTTAAATATTAACCTTGCTTAGGTTCTACATAACCTGGGTCATTTGGTTCTAGAACTTCCTTCTCATCATATAGATCAGGATTTTCTTGCACTTGTTTTTCTATTTCAGATAGTAGTAGAGTGATAGTATAAAATGCTCTTTCAAAGTCACCAAGTTCTTGGTATTGTTTAGTTAGAATGTGTTGTACACTTTCTTCCTGACTCTTACCATCAATAAGATGTTTGAAGATTGTATACAATGCATCTTTAGACATTAGATAGAAGTTCTTATTGACCTTGATATCAATTAGTGCATTATCTTTTATTTCTTTTACTTTTACTGGCATGCTAAATTGTTTTAACAAATATAATAAAAAATGAAAATAGAATTAGAAATAGACAGCATTAAACAAAAATTGTTTGATAGACTCAAACCAAGTGGTTGGGATGTATTTTTTAAACATTATATATTTAGTTCTGATTTTACAAGCACCTTAGAGAGGTTGTATGAGATGACTACTTCAAATATAAGATTTACTCCACCATTAAAAGATCTTTTTGCTGCATTTGAGGAGTGTCCCTATGACCAGTTAAAACTTGTTGTAGTTGGACAAGATCCATATCCAGGTCTTGGTGTTTCAGATGGTATTGCATTTAGCTGTAGTAAGACTGGTAAGTTACAGCCGAGTCTCAAATATATGTTTGATGAAATTAATAAAACTGTTTATGATGGTACAACTTTATGTACTGATGTCAACTTGAGAAGATGGTCTAATCAGGGAATTCTTATGCTTAATACATCTTTAACAACTCAAGTTGAAAGGATTGGTCAGCACTATGATATTTGGAAAGGATTTACTTCATGTTTATTTGATTATTTAAGTCATAACAAAAAAGATCTTGTGTATATTTACATGGGAAAAAAAGCTCAAGAATGGGCAGACTTTGTTGGTGATAGTAATTACAAGATATTTACAAGTCATCCAGCAAGTGCAGCATATAATAAACAAAAAGAGTGGAATTCAGATAATGCATTTCTAAAGGCACAATATGCTGTTGCAGAAAGAACTGGGTTTATAATTAATTGGTAGTATGGAAGATATATTTTTAAGGTTTATTGGTGAGGGTATAACACCTAACAGTTATTACATATTGCACTGTATAAAGAATAGTATAATACCGTGTTCTTATGTCAGCAAAGAACTAGAGACTAACAGATTAATTTCTGATGGTTGGTTAAAAGAAGACTTGACATTAACAGATAAAAGTATTATCTTTACTACTGAGATTGACGGATACTTTAAGAAGTCAAAGAAGAAAACATCTAAAACTTTATTGGGAGATAACTTTGAGGATAATGTGAAGAAATATTCAGAAACATTTCCAAGTATAAAGCTTGCCAGTGGTAAGTATGCAAGATCTAATCCAAAGAATCTAGAAAATGCATTTAGATGGTTCTTTGAAACTTATGATTATAGTTGGGATACAGTTTTATTGGCAGCAAAGAAATATGTTTTGGAATACAGAGAGACTAGTTATCAATACATGAGAACATCTCAATATTTTATTAGAAAGCAAAACAGTGACAAAACATGGGATTCTGATTTAGCTGATTACTGTGAGATGATTTTAAACAAACCAGATGATGAAATAATATTTATTAAGGAGAGACTATTTTGATTATAATAAACATACATAAGCTATTTATTGGTTTAATTGGTAGTATTTTACTGTACCTAATTATCAATAGATTTGTAGTAGAAGTAAGTGTCACGCAGTATATTGTGATTGAGGTACTTATCACAGTTTCCCATTGGCTATATGTTCAATTAGAGAATTATATAGATGATGGAGATAGTGAATTTAAAGCATAATCCGTAAACATATGTATAATAATGCTAGGGCATTAAAGCCCGTGAGTGAAAGAGATGCTCTTAAAAAGGCTCTCTATAAAATAAAAGCTAGACACAATGGTGAATTAAAATCATTGAAGACAGCTTGGGTAAATTTTAATGATGCTTTTTGTGATGGGTTGGAGTGGAGGACTATCACAGTTGTTGGTGCTAGGCCTGGTACTGGTAAGACTTTATTTATGGAACAATTGGTTAATGATGTCATAAAGATGAATCCTGACCAAAAGTTTAGAGTATTAAAGTTTCAGTTTGAGATGTTGGATGAAACAAATGGTATCAGAAAATTGTCTATGAATGTTGGTTCTGATTACAATACTCTGATGAGTAAGGGTAAGCCTATTGACAAGGGTATATTCCAGAAGTGTGTGCAGTTTTATGAAGACACTGCAAGTTATGATATGGTAGATGTAGTGTATGATCCATGTACAGTGGAAGAGATGTGTGCTACTATTCATGCTTACATGTTAGAAAATAAAACAGATGAAGGGTTTACAAATACTTTAGTCACTATAGATCACTCAGCTTTATTTAAAACTGGTGGAAAGTATAAAGATAAGTTTGAGATGTTATATGGTTTAGGTGAAGCTCTTACAGAAATGAAGAAGAAGTTTCCTGTGGCATTCTTAGTGTTAAGTCAGCTCAACAGAAATGTTGAAACACCTGAGAGAGCAAAAGATGGTACTTATGGAAACTATATTCTAGATTCTGATTTATATGGTTCTGATGCTTTATTACAACACGCTGATGTTGTTCTGGGAATAAACCGCCCTTATAATAGAAAGATTAAGTTTTATGGTCCGGAGAGATATATCATAAATAATCCAGATCTATTAGTATTTCACATACTTAAATCCAGAAATGGTTTTATGGGTATGACATTCTTTAAACTTGATAGAGTTATCATGAGGATAGTAGAAGTAGACCCGCCACCAACAGCATCATAATTTAAATTAAAAATATGTATACAAGAAAAGAAAAAGAAAAAGAGATGATGGAACATCACCTTGATTACTTACAAAATCTGAAAACAGCTTATCAGTTTACTGTTAAAACTGCATTCTTTAGCAAGGGTAAGGTTGGTAGAAACATACAGCTGTTTGAGAATGAGCTTAGTAGAGGTTCTGATATTTATGTTGAGTTAGTGGACTTTCTTAGAGATCCAAATGGAGTAGAGATAGACATGGTACCAATGTATGAAGAAAGACCACTATTTAAGTATAGATATAATCCTTATTTCAGTGAAGAGTATGAGACTAAAACAGGTACAAGCTCAAGAGGTGAGGAATATACTACATATGTAATACCTGCTTCTGAGTTAGTTTATGTTACTAAAGATGGAAGTGAGATGCCATACAATCAGTATGAGAAGTATAGACTTGAAGAACCAAAGAAACAAACTAAACTCAGTGTTTTTCCAAATTTTGAGGAGGAATTTCTTCCTAAAATAAAGCAGGAAAGTAATGAAGTAAGTTCTATTTTATTAGAAATTGCAAGTGGATTTCAGAAACTTGCAGAAGCATTAAAAGATAAATGATATGAGTATAGTACTTCCAACAAAGAAAGTAAAAGCTGATAGAGTTAATCCCAAAAGATTGATTGTCTATTCTAAGCCTAAAACTGGTAAGACAACTGCATTTGCAGGTCTTGATGATAATTTGATTATTGACTTAGAGAATGGTGCAGACTATGTAGAAGCATTAAAAGTCAAAGCAAATAATCTGCAAGAATTGAAAGAAGTTGGTAAAGCAATTAAAGAAGCAGGACATCCTTATAAGTATATTACAATTGATACTGTAACTGCTTTAGAGGATATGGTTATGCCACTTGCAATTAGCCTTTACCAAAAGACACCAATGGGTAAGAATTATTCTGGAGACAGTATTCTAACCTTGCCAAATGGTGCTGGATATTTATATATTCGGCAAGCATTCTTTCAAGTTTTAGATTTTATTGATACATTAGCACCCCATATTATTCTGTCTGGTCACATTAAAGACAAGCAGGTAGATGATAAAGGTGAGATGGTATTATCTGCAAATATAGATTTGACGGGTAAAATAAAATCTCTAATCTGCGCTAATGCAGATGCAATAGGTTATATGTACAGAAAGGGTAATGAAACAATTATTAGCTTTAAAACTAATGAAGAAGTTACTTGTGGTGCAAGACCTGAGCACTTAAGAAATGAAGAGATAGTAGTTTCTGAAATGAAAAATGGTGAGATAATAACTCACTGGGATAAAGTATATAAATAATAAATAATAACAAAATGGGATTAAGCACAAAAGATCTAGTAAGTGAAAACACAGGTGGTGGAATGGCAAAAACAATTGCACCAGGAAACCACACACTAAAAATTAATAGTATTGTATTGGAAAACTTTCAATTTATTGATGGTGCCAAGCATTTAGTACTTAATGTTGAGACAGAACCAATTGAGGGGTTTGAGGGCTTTTATATTGATAAAGATGATGAAAGCAAGGGTAGATATGCAGGACAGATTGGTAGAGTGAAAGCTAGTCAATATGCATTTGCTGATGGTGTAACTAAGTCTGGAATTAAAATTCAGAGAGATAGATCTCTAATGATGTTCTTGGCTAACTTATCTAAGGCAACAGGTATAATGAAATGGTTTGAGGAGCAGGATAATAAGTTTAATACTATTGAAGAATTTGTAAGAAACTTTAGTGATAATGCTCCACTCAAAGATAAGTATCTAGAATTTTGTATTGCCGGTAAGGAATATGAAAATAAATCTGGTTATACTGCATATGACATGTGGTTACCAAAATCAGAAGGTGGTAAATATGCATATAGTGAGCAGGGTTCTGATAAGATGCTTCAGTATGATGAGAACAAACACCTTAAGAAACTTGAAGTAAAGCCAGTAGAAAACTTTGGTGATGATGATGAATTCTCAGCACCATCTAGGGGTTCTTCTGATTTCAGTTTAGATTAACAGCTCTTGTATACAGGGGAGTTAGTCTAGCTCCCCTTATACATTTAAATTGGGTTGCTATGATTTCTACAAAAAACTTAATATGTGATTTAACTGATGTACCTAGAGAGTGGGTATTTGAACACTATCTTAATCTTACAGAGAA